GATATCATAGCCTTGTTTTCAAAGGAATCTTTACGTGGTAACATGAAAGGTTTTTATTTGGGTAGAGGACATTATGGAGATATGATCTTTGAAGAAGTTCATAATATAAATTTTGTTCCTCAGCTCAAGAACAAGTACCTTGACTCATCAGTTGATAGCTGGTTTGGTAAAGCAAACTCACCAACAGGAAATGGTTTTTGTGGAACCATGATGGTGGGTAGAAGTTACTATGGTCCTATCATACTAGGTATTCATTACTTAGGTGAGGACACATCAGTGAATGCTCCACCACATAAATTGGGTGAACCGTATGAAGTTCTTGCTACTAAGGTAACAGTTGAATTTTTACAAGAAGTTGTTAAACTTGTTGATCCAATTATTGTGGAACCAAATTGCCCTGCATTGAATTCTACTAGCACAAATATAGTGTTAGGTGAACTCAATATTAAAAGTCCAATACGATATATCCCTCAGGGGACAGCTAATGTATATGGTTCTTTTATAGGGTACCGTAACAGGAATACTTCCAAAGTGATGGAAACACCAATTTGTGAAGCTATGAAACGTCGCGGTTATGTTATACGCTTTGGACCACCTGTCATGAGTGGCTGGGAACCATGGCGTGTTGCATTATTACCAATGTTAGATAAGCAAGCACTTATGGATAATGATAAGCTCAAGATTTGTAAAGAAGCTTTTATAAATGATATTTTAACTGCTTTAACAGATGAGGATTTGTCCAATATTCAAATTTACGACAATTTCACAGCTCTAAACGGAGCTGATGGAGTATCATATGTCGATAAAATGGATCGAAATACTAGTGCTGGTTACCCTTGGAGAAAATCGAAAAGATACTTTTTGCGAGCAATACCTCCTCAACATGGTCTGCAGGAACCTGTGGAAGCGATAGAGGAGATTATGGATCGTGTTGATGATATAATTTCGAAATATAAAGAAGGACAAAGATATTGTCCTATTTTTTCCGCACATTTGAAGGATGAGTGTGTATCTTTTGCTAAGATTAAAGCTAAGAAGACGAGAGTTTTTGCGGGAGCACCAATGGACTGGTCCATAGTTGTTCGTAAATATTGCCTCTCTCTAGTTCGTCTTATGCAGAAGAAGCGATATGTTTTTGAGTGTGGACCTGGACTTATAGCTCAATCTACGCAATGGCAGGATCTTAAGAATTATTTATGTACTTTCGGTAAATCAACGATGGTATGTGGAGATTTCAAAGATTTTGATAAAAATATGTCAGCGCAGGTGATACTAGCAGCTTTTGATGTTATAATTGCTATTAGTAAAGCCGCAGGATTTGACGAAGAAGCGATCTTG